CTCTCTTGCCACTTTTGAGTAAATCAATTACTTGTTGTCGTGTCATTACTTTTCTCCTTTGTTTAATAAACTTAATTTGTGAGCTACGATTGTCTTACGTCTAAGTGATTGAGTTGATGATACAGGAAGTTGATTCTCTTGTAAATATGCTTTATCGAGTTTTTTATCTACAAGTTGTTTAGCTTCTTTCTCAGCTCTTGCTGTATCAAAACCAACATCGTACCTCTCTGAGAAGGTTTTAATAGAATGGCAACCAAATCGAGTCACACCTAACTTCTTACTCTTTTTATCCTTACACAACACTTGAAGTTTATCAGGTGAAGTGAGAACGATGTTAGTCATAAAGTCATTGATGTGTTCATAGGATGTTAAAGTGTTCTCAGATTCAATATGATCTAGCTCCACTTCTGTTGAACCAAACATTTCACCACATATCGCACACCGATACTTCCTAACCATTGGAAAGCGTTTCATACTTCTTGTGTTGGTGTTTGGGATTAACACAGAGTTACGTTTAAGAAACTCCAACTTGAACACACCATCACTCCACATTGAACGAATCATTGTACGAACAGAGGACAGGACTTCTTTATCGGAAATCTCAAACTCCTCCGCCATACGCTTGAACTCTTTACCAAGATCAATCATTAATGTCCACCTCATATTTCATTAAAGCTTCATAAACACGAATATCAATTTGGTCTTTATATAACTCAGCAACTTCTTTGATATAAGCTTCTTTTGCTTGTTTGTAGGCTTGGAAAGCTTCTTCAGGCGTAACGAAACGACCTAAATGCTTCCTTTTACCATGCATACGAATATGGGATTGAAACTTACTGCGACTCGCATCATAGTAAACACCAACCGGAAACTCACCTCGTGTAGCCCTGCTGTTTACCAACAAACTGTTAAGCTTAACAGGAACAAAACAGCAAGTTTCAGGGGAGTAAACCTTATTCCCTTTAACAAGAATATCTTTATCTAAGTGCCAACCTTGATTACCAAAACCGATTTGTTTTTCGCACCAACTTCTGAAATCTTTAAACCAACGAAAGTCTTCAGATATAGAGGTGCTGAAATAGGGGTTATTGACATCAGTTTTAACAGATTTACTGTAGACACGTCCTATCATTGATTCCCATTTACGATACGTTTCTAAAATAACACCTTCATTATCACGAACATTTTCAGTTCCAATGATACCAAAGCCTTGTACAGTTGGTTTAAAACAATCCTTAACTTCACCTCGTGTAATTAAAGCAATATGCGTTGTTGTTTTAAAACCCGTCTCTAGGAAAACTACATCTACTTTGGTTGAAGACGTATACCCGACAATCTTAAAACAACCGTGATTATTTGATTGAAAAGTTTTACCTAAATACTTCTCTTTTGCTTCAGTGTGGTTTTTAGGTTTCACAACCGACTCCTTTCGTAAATTTATTAATATCAAAGTATTCACCATTAACTTTTGAAATGAAGACTAAACTGCCTATAAATTGAAGTTTATCTCTCCACACATCACCATAAGAAAGTTTATACACATCAATCAATCTCTCTTTCATTAAAAGTTTACAATGTTTAACATCTTCTAACAACTTCTCTGCTGTCTTTGCTCCGATTGATTTTGTTTTAATATCATACTTCTGCTTTAGTTCTTTTGTTATGTGGGTTATTCCGAAGATATGGTCTGTCGAATCTCCGTGTAATAACTGACAGCATAAGTTATAGAAAGCTTGTGTCTTATTAATAAAGAATACGCCTTTATCCATCTTTTGATAATTGAAGAATAAACCACTCTGCGTAGTTAAGTCTTTATCCACCATACCACAGACATGATTATCAATATCTTCCATAACAGCAGCTAAACAAAAGTCTTCCGCTTCTGCACCATGAGCTTCTACAACACGTTCTCTATACTTCCAACACACATAATCATGTACAAACTTACGCATTGGTGGTGATTTCTTACGTGAAGCTTTGTATTCAGGGTATAACTCCTTACGGAAGTTATCTTTACCTCCTAAATATAGTGTGTAATCACCAACCCATTTATGGTCTAACACAGCATTTAACTTACTATTAAAGTTAGAGAAAGCAAAACCTATACACGGTACATCGAAATCTTTAACTGTAAACTTCTTACCTTTTTCATCATTCTCTAAGAAATCAATGAAAGCACTAAAAGATTCAAATGTTTTCTTTCTTCCACTCCTGTTGTGCTTAACTACACAAGGCTCTTTATCAATCACAACAGCACAAGCCATAACTAATGTATCTGCATCAATGTGTAGGTGATATTTTTTATTATGGTTAAACACGGAAAAATCATAATCGTCTATTGTGTACATATTCACTCCTCAATAATAAAAGGGAATCGCTTGTTAGGCAACTCCCTTGTTGTGTGTTAATTTAAAACCGATTACTCTTCTTCGTCTTGATAGAACTCTTCTTTAGCATATCCGTAACCATCCCAATTATCAACCCCGTAAGCTTCTAATATGCTCAGAAATGAAGAATCATTGAGTAGTTCTTCAAAATAATCTTCATTAATTGTTACAGTACCATCGCCATTATTGATAACTTCATAATTACTCATTTCTTTTCTCCTTAGTTATGCAAAGCGTCAGCTAATTCTGTAAATTCATTATACTTAGAAATCGTTTCAACCAATTTCTGTTTAGCTTTTAATGCTGCAATCTTGTTCAGATCAGCAAACTTAACTTCTGTTAGTTCTTCATCAACAACTTCCTTAATATCTTTAAGTTCTTCATCAAGTAAATTCTTCTCGTTGTGGATACGAACTAATTGCTCTAAGATTTCTTTGGTTTTAGTTAAATTCATTTTTGTTACTCCTTACAATAAAATAATTTGTTTGTGTGTTTGTTGAAACTCTTCTACAGAAATTTCATAATCATCTAAATACTCTTTTAAGTAATCGGATGGGATATAATCATCTGTTTCTCGATGTACACCTTTCTCAACAAAAGCTGAATCACTTCCTTCGTACATTGGTAGAATTGAATTACCTTCGTCATCAGAATAAGTCCAAACTTCTAACTCACCATATTCAGGATCATCGTTTAGTAGTTTAGTCAAACCTTCTACGTAATCTTTAAGTAGCATCTGTTTCTCCTTTTCCATGTGATTTACCTAAGTAATATAAACAAACTTTGCCAAGTAGATCATCATCTTCCGTAAGTTCTTTCCGTTTAACTAGAACAACCTCCTCAAACTCTCGGAAAGTTTCTTCATCCTCACCGAACTCGTCAAGCATTTCAAAATATTCTTTAAACTTCTCCTTATCGAGATTCTTTAAAACATCTAAAAGTTGTTGTGTAAATGTGTTCAATCTTTACTCCTTAATTAGTTAAACTGCTTTCCAGTATTTTTGTACAATCGTTCGTTCTTCTTGAGTTACTTCGTACAAATCAGGATAATCTCCGCATTCATAAGAATAACACCAAGCTGTGTTCGTACTCCCTGAACGACTCACTTCACACTGATAGAATTTACCAGTTGGAATATGCTTTACAACCGACTCTTTACGTTGATACTGGTGATCTTGTGTCCATTCACCACCTTCTACAACTTCCCACACATCACTTCCCCATAGAATATCTTCCATCATTTCTAAATCTGTAATTTGAATATTCATAACTTTCTCCTTAATTAATTTAATAGTGGAGGGGTAATTTCATTACCTTACACCCTCCGTTTGTTACATCAGATTAAAATGGTACTGAGTCTGTTTACCAGAACCATTCAGCAACCTCTCGTATAAGTTCTGAGTTGTCTTGTAAAACTTCTCCTGTTTTCTTGTAATGCTCTTTTTCCAATTGAAACACTTCGTTATGAAAATTGTTGTGACATTTAACACAACACCACGTAACACCTAAAGGTTTCTCATAATCATTATGATGACCTTCTATTTTTCCTGTACTACCACACTTAACACAATGTGTAGGTTTTATCAATGTTCCACTCTTCAGTGCAGAACCAACCAGCGATTGAGCCTTATATCTAATAGGATTCCTTTCACGATAAGTCGTTGTAGAATCTACGTACTTGGGTAAAGCTTCAGTTATAAACGCATTCTTAATACTTTGCCTAATACTTCTCAACTTCTTATTAGGTCTATTCCTATCATACTCTCTGACTTTATCTATGTTATCTTCACGATGTTTATGGACATCTTTTTTAGTGCACTCTTTACACTTATTTAAGTGTCCATCCCCCAACTTACTGTGT